TTATTTTCCGGGTTTTGCCGTCTATCTCTTGGTCGACTGTTTCCACATATGACTGGGTGAGCTTCTCCACATTGTCGAGGAGAGCCAGTAGAGCCAGGGTTGTGTCGTCAGTTGCCTGTTGAGCCAAAACCGGATTCGCCCCTCGGATGGTTGGACAGTAGCTGTTTCTGCACCAGTTGGAGTTCAGCGGTTCGGTTGGTGATGACGATAAGCTGTGCTATACGGTCGCCTGGGTGTACTGTGACGGGTTCGCTGGTGAGGTTCCACGCGCCGATGTACAGTTCGCCTCGATATCCAGCGTCGATAATGCCTTGGTTGACGAGCAGGCCACGGTTACGGGTGGTACTGGAACGTCCGGTGAGCATACCCCAACTGTCGCTTGGCAGTTCAACGGCGATGTCCGTGGGGATGTCGGCGAACTGGCTCGGTTGGATAATGGTCTGCTTCGAGACGTAAAGGTCGAGACCTGCGTCGTCTAGGTACGCTCTGGACGGTTGACGTCCGACCTCTGCCAGTTGCATCCACTTGACGATGTTCGGCGGGGTTTTCTTATATTCAGCGTATTGCTCTAGGAAGGTGATGGCTTTCGAGTAGTTGCCGGAGTCTGGTTTAAACCAGGCCACCATCGGGTCCATCGGTGTTGGCATGGCCCAGGTGGGTGATTCGTCTGAGATGATGGCGACTGGTTGGTGTAGGTGACGTGCCCGTTCGATTTCGGCGGGGACGCCCCAACTTTTAGCCCCACGGGGGAGCAGCACTAACAGTCCACCTGCTTGTTCTTGCGCTTTCCGGTTGATGGCTTCGATGGTGTGGTCGACGGTTACGTTTTTGCCGACGACGAATGCCTGTCCGGGGTGGTACAGGTGGTGGGTTTTGCCTTTCATGAGGTGTCGCACGTAGCTGACTTGTTGGTCTAACTGGGTGCGGTATTTCCGGCTTGTCTTATCGATTGGGTGTGCTAGGTAAATGAGCATGGTTGGTTTCCTTCCTTAGTTGGGCCAGCCACCAGCGTGGCGTGCCCGTTGTGCCATCCGTGTGTAGACGGAGATGTCGTGTAGGGTGTCGTCGGAGGGTCGGTCTCCTTCGACCACTGCTGCGGTCCACCGGGCCATCTTACCGACGAGGTAAAAGTAGATGCCGAGTTCGGTGGCTTCTTCGTCGTCTACTTTACGGCCGGCGGTGAGGGCGACTGTTTGGCCGATTTGGATGAGGTCTTCGGCTCGGCCGTTACCTCCATATTCGACCATCTTGGCAGTCATGTCCGCTATCTCGGTGTGGGCGGATTCCATCCACCACTTGCTTAACTCGTCCACTGTTGGCTCCAGATGACGGTGTCGGGTGAGGTGGTGATGAGGCCGACGGGTGTGCCGGCGTTGTTTTCGACGTCTTCGATGAGGTCTAACAGTTGGTCGAAGACGTCACTGTCAACTTGGTCGAGGTCGGTCACTCCGTACAGTTCGGGGATTTTCTGGTCGACCATGGTTAGGGCCACACGTCCGGCTGGCACGGGTTCGTCACCTGTGACAGTGTATTGGTGTGCGACGGTGCCGTTGGCTAGTGCTGCTTCGCGCATGAGCTTTCGGTCCCACTGTCCAACTCGGCGGGTTTTGTGGGTGACGGTGGTTTTCTCTTCGGGCAGTCCGAGTTCTTCCCAACTGGTCTCTCCTTGGAGTGGGCCTGAGTTGCCGGCCACTCGGATTGGGTAGACGCGGGCGGTGAGCCAAGGTGTGACTCTGGTGACTCCGGGTGCCCAGGGTGACACGCCTGCCATGGCGAGAAAGTCGATGGCTCTCGCGTCGGAGGAGGTGGTCTGTGGGTACCGTCCTGCGTGTAGCGACAGGCCGTATCCTTGAGTGCCTTCGATGATGATGTGGCGGTCGGGTTGTTTCAACTGGTTGGCCATGTATAGCAGGCTTTCGTCTGCTCCGAACAGTTGGGCTTTCAGGCCGAAGATGATGGTGCGGGCTTCCCAGTTGTCGGCGATTCGTTGGGCGTCTCGCATGATTCGGCTTGCCCGTGCAGCACCGATTCCTTTCGCGGTGGAGCCGACTTTATCGCTGAGGAGACGTTTTTGCTCTTCTTGTTTGTGTGCTTCGGTGAGCAGTGTTGCTTCGGCGGAGACGTACAGGTTCCTCACTGCGTGGCCTGCTTCTCTCAACGTGTTGACTTCGTGGACTAACACGTCCAGGTCGATTTCTGAGCCTGGGGCGATGTATAGGTCTGCGTCGTCGTTGAGCGCTGCTGCTACTGGTACGGTGCGCAGTGGGAATGGGTTTCCGTTTCGGTCGAGGACGGTGTGTCCTGCGTTTGGTCCGGCCACGCGGATGTTGGTGGTCCGTCCGTTGTTTTTATATCGGTTGATGAGTTGGGCGGTCACGTGACCTTTGCCTTCGGAGCCGTATTGTGCTCCGGTGACGATGTCGATGGTTGACATGGTTCCTTCCTTATTCGAGTTCTCCGCCGGGTTCGATTCCTTCGTTGGCGGATATGGCTACCATCTGGGCGATGGCTTGGTTTTTTGTGTCGTGGCAGGCGACTAGTTCGCTGCGTTCTTTGACGACGGCCCATCTGGGGCAGTCTGGGTGGCGGTTGGTGATGAAATATGGCATAAGAGTATTATAGCAGGTTGTCTGCCGGTCACACGACTTTCTTTCGGCGTGTTGCTTGACGTTCGTAGGGGCTTAGGCCACCCCACATGCCTTCTTGTTCGTCGTTTTCCAGTGCGTAGTCGAGGCATACCCACTTTATCGGACATTCGGCGCATAGTTTCTTTGCGATGTGGTAGCCTTTTATCTGTCCGGGTTCGTTCCTGTCGACGAAGAAAAAGTCGGGTGCGTTCATGCAGGGTACTTCGCCGACTGCTTCGACGGCTCGGTTTAGGTCGTGGATTGTGGTCATATTATCTCCGGGTAAGTAAGTAAGTGGTCTGTGTAACCTCGGGCGCGCGTGCGCGCGTGTTTGTACATATATTTCGAATGCCTTACCTCCTTACCAGGGGTCTTTTTGCCCGTAACGACGGGCCTCTGTTAGTAAGGACCATATCCTTACCTGGCCTTACCTTTCCTTACCTCGACACCTTGAGAACGGTTCAAGATGGCCTCAGTGTATTCTTTGTTTATACGTCGGAACCAATGCTTATGTGCTGAACCTACAACGTGGTGTGCTTTGCCTCCTTCAGTGCCGAGGGCGTCTGCTTGTTGTTTGAGTGCTGGTTCAGATTCGGTCCTTACCTCGACTCGGTTGTTTTGGTCTCTTGACCAGGCTTGGGCGAGCAGTGGGATGGACACCCACAGCTCCCGTCCGTCTTCGGTGTCTTTAATAAACGCGGGGGTGTCGATGCCGTCGAATCGGCCTCCTTCGGTGGTCTGGGGTGCTTTCGGGTAGCCGAAGGTCCGTAACGCCCAGGGCAGCAGTTTAACGGTGAGGGTGTTGTCTTTGTCGAGCCACCCGTTGAGTTCTTGGTCGGTTATCCACTCTTCGAGGGTAGGTCGGTAGGCGTTTTCTTGGCCTGTGAGGGCTTCGAGTAAATGTGCCCCGGCTCTGAGTACCGCGAGTTTATCTCCGTGTCTCCCTTGGCCTTTTCTCTTTTCTTCCGTGAGTATTTCGACGGTTTCTTTGGCCAGTCCGAGTGCTTGTTGCAGGTACCAGCCACTGAGGACGTGGAGGCCGTCGGGGAAAGACGCTTTCAGGTCGAGGACGTCTTCCCACTGTGCCCAGTCGCCCCTGGTACTTTTCCGTCCTTTCGGCGATGGGACGTCGAGGACGATACTTCGGTCCATGAGTGCTTTCTGGGTGGACATGCCGAGTGCTTCACCGGTGATGAATATCGGGTTGACCAGTTGGGTGTTTTTCACTGCGGTACGGTCGATGTCCATCTTGGCGAATACGCCTTTAGAGGTTGCAGCGCGTAACAGTTCGCCGTAGGGTGCGAGGTCGTCTAGGTCGTCTGCCCACACGATGCCGGATTTGTTGACGGAGGAAAAGTCACGCAGTACTGGTTTAGTTGGTGCTATCTCTCCTCGGGTGTTGCCGTTCAACTGCACCATGAGGTCGAAGAAGCCGTTGGTTTTGCCGGATTCGGACACTGCTTCGACTCCGAAGAATGGGAAGATGGAGGTGCGAGCTTGGATTTGCGGTTTGAGTAGACATGCTGCCCACCATGCGCCGAACACGGCGGTGACTTTTTCGTCTTGGAAGGTGAGCACTTCGCGGAGGACTGCTTGCGCTCGTTCGAGGTTGTGTTCGAAACCGTAAGTGTAGGGTGCGACGTCTCGTTCGATGAGGGCGGGTGATGCGACTACGCCGGCTTGTTCTTTCGGTGTCAGTCCGTTTGAGGTGATCAGTCCTTCATGGGTGACGAACGCTTGGAGGGTATCGTCCCAACCGAGGACGTCGGTCAGTTCGACTTTGGTAGGGTTTTGTGCGTTCAGGTATCGCATGAGTCTGACGCCGATGGCGGTACGTGGCATGGCATTAATCGGTGGGTCCACTGTTAGACCCCGTGCTGCTAGCCACTTGCGGATAGCGCGGTCGTCTCCGAAGGTCTCACCGGGCAGGGTGGTCTCGTAGACTTTCGTCGGTGTGTGCAGTTTCACCCAGTAGGTACGGCGGTCTTGCGAGTCGATGGCGATACCGACTGCTTCGATGTCAAAGTCGGCGAAATGGCCAAGTGCGGGTATCTGTTGGTCGCCTTGGCGGATGAGGGTCTGGCAGAGTAGGCTCGGCCCGTCGGCGGTGAGGTATCCGTTGTCGAGTGTCGCTGACCGTTCGGGGGGGTTGCGTTGTTCGATTTCCCAGATGGAGTCGGCGGTTTTAGCCACTTCCCATTCTTCCAGTGGTTGGTCGAGTAGGTTGTTCGCTAGTTCAAGTGCGGTGTTGTAGGTGTGTTGGTCTTCTCGGTGTTTCTTAGCGTAGTAGCCGGCGACTTTAGCGAGCCAGTCGTTCCTACCTCCTTCGGCGGGTGGGTTCCTGAGTAGGTCGGCTAGGCCGGCACCATCTGTTTTAGCCACGGCGGTCGTGGGGTTCGCTTCGGAGAGGATGAGGTCGAGGTCTAGGTCGGTGAGGACGTGTTCGACTTGGTCGTTCGTGTCAGCGATGGTGTACGGTTGTCCGGTTGCTTCGTGGCGGGTCGGGGGCATGACGATATATGCGCCTCGGCCGATTTTAACGTCGATGCCTCGTCCGAGTGCTGCGGTCTTTGGTTTCAGTTGGCTGGCTTTCGAACCTTCGGTGTACCTGTAGATTAGGTGTTTGTTGCCGTTACCTCGTCCGCTTAAGTGGGTGCGGGTTGTGGGGAAGGCGTCTAGGTCAGTACCGCCGTTTTGCAGGTCGATGTCAAAGGCCACTCGGTCGTCGCCTAGGTTCGCGCCGATGCCGGCGTTGGGGACGTTAGTCCACCACTTGATTATCTGCCAAGCGTCAGTCGTACCGTCGTGACAGCCTCTCCCACCTTCTTTCTTCGAGATAAGTGGGACTTTCGAGCCTGGCCTGAGTGGGAAAACGTTCCAGCCGTCGTCTGCCAGTTCGAGTGCTGCGAGGAGGTTGGGACTTGGGTTGTTGTCTACTATTTCTTGCTGTTGGTCGGTTAGCTTCAATGCTCTGCCTTTTTAAGTTTATGAGGGGCCAGGGGCGAACCGCTCAAGAACTCCCCTGACCCCAGCTTGTTAAAACGGGATGGTGTCTGGTTGGCCACCACCGAGGGTGGTTTTAGCCCAGACGGACTTAACGGAGTTGACTTGTTCTCCAGTCCGAGGCCCGCTTTGAATCGTGCGGATTTCGATGTCGATGGCGACTTGTTCGCCTACCATCTCGTCGGTGTCCGAGTCGGTCGTGTATCCGAAGGCGTCGAAGAACTGCTTCATCTTCGAACGGTTCACCTCTTGGAACTTGCCCCACTTGTCCTCACCGTTCATGTAGTTGGACGGCATGTGTCCATCTACGGGCAGGTTGAGGTTGTACCATTGACGGCCGGGTACTCGTTTGCCGTCGGCAGAGGTGATGTCGTGGAACTCGGCTGACCACTGCGGGCCGTATTTGCCGTCTCTCACTTCGACGTGGGCGAGGGTAGCGAAATACCGGCCGGGTTCGATGAGGCTGAACTCGGTGGGTGCGCTACCTTCGGTGTTGGTTACTTGTTGGCTTACTTCGGCGCTTAACTTAGGCACGCTTCAGTCCTTCCTGTTTTTTGTCGGTTTCTTCGGTAAGCTCACCTGATTCGTAGGCAAGGATACGTGGGATGGTCGGGTCGGCTAGTACGAGTGGTAGCACGCCTAGGCGGTCTTTCCCTCGGTATTTGCCGGCTGACCGGGTTAGTGCACGGTAGGGCAGTCCGTCTTCGTCGTCTGCTGCACTACAGGCGAGGACGAGGTCGACGTAGCCGAGCAGGTCGGCTTGGACGCCTGGGGTGACGGCTGGTCCGTATTGGACTTTACCGCTGTCTTCGTCGACGTCGCGCCGTTCAAGTGCGGTGACGATGAAGTGGGTGGGTAGGTCGCGAAACTTACGGAGCAGGTCTCTGAACATCTTCGACATGGTGCCGTAGTCTGACCGGTCGGTGAAGAACTCGTCGATTCCTTCGACTGGTTGGCCTCGTCGTGCGCTTTTCTCCATGCGGTCTTTGGCCACTTGGTCGATGAGCGCGGGGACGATTTCGGTCGCTGAGTCGAAGATGACGCCGGCCCAGGATTTAGGGTCTTTTTCTAGGTCGGCTTTCACCTGGTTGTACACTTCGACCAACCCGTGGTAGGTGATGGCTGAGCCGTCGTTGGGCCACATAAGGATTCGGCTGACGTCGATGCCCCGGCGTTTCAGGGTGTTCTTTTTCAGTCCTCCTTCGGCGTTGACGACTAAGACGTTCCCGTAGTCGAGGTTGGCTAGGGTGCATGCTGCGGTGGTTTTCCCGCTTCCCTCACGTCCGAAGAGAAGTACGTTGAGGTATTCTTCTCGGTCTTCGAGGGTGGCGAACAGGGAGCCGGTTGGCTTGGGTACCTGTTCGGGTTCGGTTGGTGTGTCTGTTGCTTTCGGCATTTCTCTTTTCTATCTGTCGGTTTTACTGCCCGGTACCGCCGGGTCGGTGTCTCAGCCTAGGTACAGACTGAGTACAACTGGTATGACTATGACTGCGAGGTGTGCGAGTTTAGAGGCCACGCTCATGTTGCACCTCCTCACATCCGCAGTATTCGACGGGTTCGCCACATTCGCGGTGTTCGATGTGTATGGTTTTGACGTAGTCGGGTAGGGTGCCGTCGTCTACTTTGTTGGCTATGTCTGCTGCAGTGTCGTAGTGGTTGCAGATGGGTTCGAGGGGCAGTCGGCCGTAGTAGTTGTCGTGGCCGGTGTAGGTGATGGCGTAGGTTGGCATGAGCGGTTCTCCTTTTCTATTCGTCGCTGTAGGTGACTTGGGTGATTTCCCACCGTTCGTGGGGTTGGTATGGGTCGTACATCTTCTCGGTGAAGTGGTCGGGTACGAGTTCTTCGGTGGGTGCTTCGATGGTGCCTTCGAAGGTCTGCACTAGTCGGACTTTGTATTCTGGCATTAGTTCTCTCTCTCGTTGAACTTGTCGGTGATGTGCTGGTCGTACCGTTCACGCACTCCGTCGTTTAGTGCGTATCGGAGTGTGGCGTACATCTCTTCGGCGATTTCGAGCTCTGCGCGTTTTTGCTGCAGGAACTCGCCCATTCGGTGGAAGTCGGCGTCGAAGTCGCCGGTTGTTCCTTCGAGTATGTCGAAAGGGTTGACGGTGACGGGTCCGTGAGCAGTGTTCATGGCGCGTACGAAGTCGTTAACGCTCCGGCAAAACTCTTCGAACTCGTCGGCTTCGATTCGGGTGTCGTATGGTGTGGTGTTCATTAGCGGTTCCTTTCGGTTGTGTTTCACGTGAAACGGGGTTTACTTGCTGTAGTTAGCGGTGCGTTCGCGGTTGGCGACCGTCCACTGTGTCATGTAGTAGTTGATGAGCTTCCGAGCTGCGACGCGCTCTGCGGGGCTGTGCGACGTGAGCATCGGGGTGTATTCAGCGATGCGCTGGTTCGCAACCTGAATCTCGCGGTTGAGCTGTTCGAGTGATACCATGTGGGCGGTTCCTTCCGTGTTGATATTTCTATTTTATCACATCGTTGACTCGTGGACAAGTCCGTGGGGTATTGCGTGTCGTCCGGGCGTGTCGTCACTGGTTATCAATGGCCTTCTGAATGTACTGTTCAAGCTTCGAAGCGTAAACCTTCGCCCCATGGTGAACACGAGTCATCACCTGGTCCGGCATCGGCCAACCAAAGTTCACGTCGATAGCCATCATCACCTCAAGTGAGGGCAGACGTTCACCCCGTCGGATGCGTGACACGGCTGAATGAGTGAGGCCAAGCTTCTTACCGATTTCTTCGTTCGTCATTAGTTAGTGACCAGCTCCCAACCGAGGCCAATACCTGCTGCAATAAGACCGAGCATCAACGCTAAACCTGCCGACAACAGCAGGAACGCGAAACAGCCTTTAATCAGTTTGTTCATTATTGAGTCCTTTCACCCACTTGTTTATCTCTCTTTTAGTCAACCCCGTCAGTTCGACGAGTTCGTTCACGGGCATGCCGAGCATGTACAGCTTTCGTACTCTCTGCCATGCGTTCATCTCGACGGCCTCCGCATGTGACCTGGCCACCCTAAGTTCACGGGCGACTGCTATCATAGCAGAGCGTGTCAGGTTAATCAGTTGTAAGTTTTCGTTTTCTTCGTCGAGTGCATCCAAGTAGTGCATATCTATGTCTTTAACCTCTACCATCAGTCCCACCTTTTCATATCGACGCCCCCAGGTACTCCGGGGAACACTTCGTCCCATAACTGTAGACCAGCGTCTTGAACTGCTGTCGCGGTTTCTGACGCGGTCGCCGAGTCGAGCAGCAACACGATAGAGTCGTGGACGGTCATGACCAGTTCGCCTTTACCTTCGACGATTCGGTCGGTCTTCAACCACCAGTCCAGGCCGAACTGAGCGAGGGCCGGTTGTACCCGCTGGTTGAATGCTTTATGGGCTTCTTCTTCAGCGGTGAACCACCGGCGTTCGTTATTCCACAGTTGTATCCACCCGTGACCTTCTTTCTGCTGTCTACGTTCGATGATGTTTTGATGCATCTCAATAGCTTGACGGTATTCAGGGTATAGGGCGTTCCAGTCGTACACCAACTGTTTCGTGTCTTCGTAACTCAACACGATACCGGTCTGCGCTTCGATATCACCGCGCAGTTTGTCAGCCCCAACACCGAAGATAAGACTGAAGTTGGCCCGTTTCGCGACGTTCCTCATCTCACCCCACTGTGGGTCGTCCGGCGTTATGTCGAACAGTTGTTGTGCTGCGTCGCCGTGGAGGTCGTCTCCTTTGTGAATGAGTGCGAGCATCCGTTCGCAGTTGGCGTACAGTGCTGCGACTCGCAGTTCAGCTTGGGCGAGGTCTAACTCCCACAGTTCTTGACCTTCAGGGACTCCTTCGGCGATGAGTTTCCGTGGGGTGGGTATGTCTTTGAGGATGTCGCCGGTCAACCGGTAGTCGTGTGGTATGGCTTGCAGTTGGACTCGTTCGACTGAGAACCGGCCACTGACTGTGCCGTTTTGCCTGACTGATGCTCGTAGGCGTCCGTCTTTACCGGCTAGGTTTCCCCATCCGTGGTACCACCTTGAACCTACGGTCTGCAGTTTCTGTAGGTCGCGCCATATGTCGGCGTGGGGCACGCCGTTGTCGGCCATCTTTTCGACCACTTGGGCGTTCACTTGAGCTTGGCCACTCTGCGTGTAACCGTAGGGTGTGAGTTTTAGACCTTTGACGCCGTTTTTAATGCCTTCGCCGAACCAGTAGTGTTTCGCCATCGGTAGGGTCGGCGGTTGGAATGGCAGTTTCGCTTCGAGGTCGGCGACGAGTTGGTCGATGACTTTACCGGTTTCTAGGGCTTTCGGTGCGTTGAACGGTAGTCCTCGCCGTTCCATGTTGAACAGCATCTTGGTAACTTCGAGCCGGCGGTCGATTAGCCATGTGGCTTCTTCTTCGGGCATCCAGTCGACCAGTTGACCTTCTTGCAGCAGGCCGTATTGGTGGAGGTACAGGCGGATGGTCAACCGGGCGTCTTGTTCGGCGTATGGGGCGATGATGTCCCAGGGTACTAAGTCCCAACGTCCGGCGGGCAGTTTAGCTTTCCGCAGGTACTGTTGGACTATTTCGGATTCGTCGGTTTCGGCGATTCCCCAGATGCGTTTCGCGGTTGGTTTAAGTGAGGTGCGGTGGAATGGCCACGCGAGGTGACAGACGTTTTGTGTGTCCCAGAGGAGTGCTTCGTCGAGGTACACGCCGATGTCGTCCCACGGTCGGCATCCGACGGCCATCATGTGCATGTCGAACTTGGCGTGGTGCATGACGAGGTATCGGCCTTTGTCGCGGGCGAGTTTCTCTAACCATTCGAGGAGGGCGACCCACTCTTCGAGGGGCAGGTTGACGTCGTCTTCGAAGAAGGACGCTTGGCCGTCGTCTTCAGGTTTACCAGTACCTTGGGTGCCTTGGTCGAACGGGAAGGCCACTGAGACGATGCCGTCGTGGTTTTCCAGGTGTTCGTCCCATTCGGGGCTGTGTTCCCAGGCTAGGGATACTACGGCCACTCTTGCTCCGTCGTCGACGTGCAGGCCGGATGTTTCAGTGTCTAATGCGACTGGACCTACGGGTGTCACGCCGTCAGAATAGAGTCGCAGCAAGTCGGTTGGTTTCAACATCAGTGCCTCGTGAAGTCTTGTTCGAAGCCGTATTCGGTGAGAGCACGATGTGGGTCTTTACCTTTACGGGCGAGCAGGTGGACTTCTTTGTAGTCACATTTCCACCCGCACTGCCTCGGGTCTGGAGCTGAATACATCGGTCGGTCGTCAGTGGTCGGGTATGCGTTCGAGGCCACAGCCCAGGCGTCTAACGCTAGTGATTTTAACTCGGTTTCTGACCGGTTGAGGTAGGTCCGTCTGAACCGTTGGTCGAGGCTCTGTGGTTTCAACTTGCCGGTGTAGTCGGCTCGGTCAGCTTGGTTCATCTTCGTCCGTGCTGCACTGTGTATCGCACCTGTGATTGGCCATTCGCCGGTCTGTTGCATCGCCCAACAGTACAGGCCGAACTGGTCGTCTATTTCGAGGTCCATCTGGTCGGGCAGCATAGCGCCGGATTTGTGGTCGACCACCCAATGAGTACCGTTGGTGCGGTTTTTCACGATGAGGTCTATCTTACCTTTGATGCTATACGGTGATTTGTTCCCGTCTGGGTCGAGCAGGGGCACTACGAATGGATGTTCAACTGCTTCAATATCCCATTCGTCGTCGAACCCGTACCGGTCAAGGTAACCTTCGTACATCCACTGGATTAGCTCTTGCGTTTCAGTCTGCATACCGGTCTGTTCGTCGTACAGATACGGTTTGACCAGTGCCCATATTTCTGGGCCGAGTGCGCCGTTCATCAAGGCGAGGTAGTGGGTTTCTAAAACGTTATGCCACAGGGTGCCTTTAGCGAGTGCGCCGGCTGGGTCGACTGGTCGCTTCCACCGTTCTTTATATGCCCAGTGGTGTTTCAGTGGACATTGACGGTAGGTGTCCAGTTCGGAATAAGAGACGACGATGGGTTCAGTCATTTTTAGCCTCATCTTGCAGTTTAAGGTACGCACCGTACGTCACGGGGTGACAGGTGCACAGTTTAGCGGTAGCGCAGCCGTATGGGGTCCAGCAACAGCCCCGACCACATCGGCCGTTATCTTCAGGCTTCCATGGTTCAAGGTACACGACGTTCCACCAGTTTCAAAAGTCGGATTAGGGTTTTTAGGTCGAGGGTGACCCACCAGTCTTCAGGACTAGTGTGTCGTACTCGTTTATGGACGACTACGGCGGGTTCTCCGTCTGCTTGTTCGACTGCTTGCTTCCACCATCCGGCCAGGTCGAGCTTCGCGTGGTTTTTCACTTCGATGACGGCTGGAAAGTCGGAGATGATGTCGCCACCCATCTGGGTGCCACCCCTAGCGTTACGTGATGTTACTGCTTGATAGCCGTACCTTTCGAGGGTTTTCGCTACGGCGACTTCGGCAGAGTTGCCTTTACGTCTAGAGGTGGCACCGGTCATAGTCTTGCGTCCAGTTTTTTCAGTAGGCCGTCGCTGATGGTGGTTAGTTGTTCGACGGCGGTTTCGTAGTCGAGTTCTCCCGAGATGACTCGTGCTGCGGTAGCTTTGGCGAGTTTGTCGGCGTGGCCGGGTTTAAACAGGCCACCGCCTGTCTGTTCACCGCATTCGCAGTGGCACATCTTCCCGCTGGGTGCTTTAACTGGTAGGCCTTGTGGGTGGAGTGTGTGGCGGATTTCTTCGCGTTTACGGTTGACAACTCGCATACATTCGCCTGCGTCGGCACAGGTCCAGGTCTCGTCGCGGACTTCGTTGGCCTGAGTGTTACCACACACTTTGCACCGTTTGTCGGTCGAGTGTTCGCATCCGCAGGGACATTGATATTTGTGTTCTTGGCCGACTACGCCGGGGCAGTAGTGGTGGTCGCCTGTGGTGCAAAACCCGCAGGGCCGTTTACTCATTTTAATAGTCATGGTTGGTGTCCTTTCAGGATAGCTTAGCAGTTTTTTGTCTCTTCGTCACGGCGACACGTCGCTGAGCTTCACACTCGCGGTGTGCTTCAACCAGTCGCTCGGTGCTGGTCGGAGGAACATGCCACTTGGACTGACGCCGGTGACGATGACTGGTCCGAAGATGGCTTCTTTGGCGATGAGTGACGCGAGGCGGTTAACTGGTACGTCTCGTCGGAGGCCGACTTCGGCCCAGAATAGGACGTATTCGTCTGCGTGTACGACTTCCATCGGTCCGGGTGCGTAAGACTCGATGTCGGCGGTACCGTTTTCAAGTGGCACTGGTATTGGTGTGCCGTCGATTGGTATGAGTATTCCTTGCATGGCGGTTCCCTTTCCGGGCCGGGGACTAAGCCCCGGCCTTCTCCTGTGCGATTCGAAGGTCGGTCAAACTGGTGACGTCTTCGATGTCAACCTTGATGGTGAACTCGTGGTTGTCGAAGAGACGGTCTCCGATGGTCTTGGTCGACCGGTAAAACTGGAGGCGCGTCGGGTGCTTAATCACTGGATAGTACCACCGACCGACCTTGATGACCAGGTCACGGCCCAGACCAGTCGCGACGACCCGGCCGTCTGCAGTGTGGTGGATGCCGAAACCAGCGCGGTCCATGAACTTGCACCACACGCCTTGGGTGGTGTTGTCTTGCGCGTCGCGAATCAACTGCATTGCTTCTTTCACGTCGGCTTGCTGCCATTGACGGATGAGCTTGCCGTAGTGTTTTTGGTCGTGACCGGGTGCGTACCAGTTGTGGACGATGTCTCCACAACCGCAGTTACAGCATCCGATGTGCATCGAGGAGGTGTTCTCCCACTTCGGGTGGTGGTACGTGCCGTGGCATTCGAACTCGCTAGCCTCGGCTGGGAGGGTCCATTCTTCGAGGTAGGTGTTGTGCTTCGACTGTCCAAGGTCCCATTCACCGTCGTACATGTAGTGGTAAATGTCTCTGCTTTCGAGGTTGTTAATGTCCATTTGAGCGGTTTCCTTTCGATTGGTGCTGGGCTGGTGCCCTGCGTTATATTTCTATTAAACCATAAAGTTTGCCTTTTTGTCAAGTACCTGGGTATAAAAAAAGACGGCGTGTCGCAGTCACCAACCAAAACCACGACACGCCGTCAGTTAAACAGGACGAACCGAAGACGTCCCAATACTCTTAGCCGACCTGTGATACTTCCCACAGTCAGCACACACCCACTTTTGATAAGTCGAAGCACTCGTATGGTAAACACCCTGCCGGAGTAACCGACCGCCACACACCGAACAGCCATCGCTCCGACCATCGATAAGGTTCTTATCCGGATGCCACTTCATCCACGGCTTCAACTTCTCATACAGTTCAACCAACAGTTGGACATCCTGCACCTGGTAACGGCGCATCTCACGCCACGCCCTATCGTCACCTGCCATGCACTTAAGCCACAAGTCAAAACCGGAATGCTTGACTTTTTTACCGACGCCTAATGCTTGAGCCACATAGTCCAGTTTGTTCGACGGGAACTTAAACTGCGACTTCACTATCTTCATTAAATCCACATCACGTGAAGGCGACGGAGGCATCATCCCCGCTTCGAGGAACTCACGGTTTAAATGTTTATGGTCGAACGCTGCACTGTTCCAACCGACAAGAGCGTCAGCTTCATCCATTAACTTCCACATGTCAGCCAGCATACGTTCTTGACCATGGTGGTGAACTGACCTGAACTTGACGTTTTTACCGTCAGCCCAACGAGCACCGAAACACATCACCTCGGTTGACTCTAAAAGCTGGTTGATACTTACGTTTTGTTGCCATAAACCCCAAGTGTGAGCCGTTAACGGCGTCGTCTCAAGGTCATAGAAAAGTATCTTCAAAAGGTTGGTTACCTTACTGTTTTATTGACAGGACTCGCACATAACCAGTTCAAACGGGTCGACTGGCACCTCGATTTGTTCGATAGCGTCTCTATCCAAGCTCGTCCTCTTCATCAACCTCAACAGCGATTTTGAATACGTTGTCCGGTGTGACGTTCGCGAGAGCCATACCGCCCGCTCCCACACCGAGCAGTGCAGCAATAACGTTTAATATGAGTTGAGCCACGTCACCCGTGACCAACCCGACCGATACGCACAGTGGCACTAAAGCCACCGCGACTTTATACAGCCAAGCGCGACGCTCAGCCGTCCAAAACTCAGTTGTCATGAACTCATCCATCTGGTGTACCTCCTGATTGGTGTGTATCGTCATAAGTTGCAAAACCAGCATAGGCGGATATCGCGCCGGTGATGATAGCCACCCCGCCGTATACGAGTTCCCCAGTGTATTTATCGTCGAATAGGCCGACCGCTCCGACCACCACCATGACTGCTCCGAAAAGCACAGCCCCGATGATGAGAGTTCGGCGGACTTTCCAACGGTCTTTAGAGTCGGGTTTCATCCGAGGCTCACTGAGAACACTCCGAGGAGTGCGCCGAGTAAGCCTAACGCTCCGAATATCCAACCCATGCGCATCTCTAACCGGCGGATACGAGCTTCGTGGTCGTCCACCTTCGAATCGGTATCTGGTAGCGAGTTTGCTATACGTTCAAGTATTTTGCCTTGACGTTGCACCTCAAAGTAGATGTCGCGCATGGAAACCTTCACGCTCGTGCCGTTGGTTTCTTCAGTCACCGGCGTCCTCGCATGAATCGAGAGACCGCGCGTACGTCCATCGCTTTTAGCATCCCACTGATACCGTATCGGCGTTGTGGCCTAGACGGTACGGTCGGTGGGGCGGGCCGTTCCCGTGATGGGCGTTCAGCAGCATGTTCACCGCTGAGTATCGACTCTGGGTCGAAGTCAGACCCCCAACTACGGCTGTTACGTGTTTCAAAATGCAAGTGTACGCCGGTACTCGCCCCAGTCGTGCCTGTATGTCCAATAACCTCGCCACGGCGCACCTTCGTGCCTTTCAACAGTGGACTAGGTTCACGGAGGTGGTAATACACGGTCCACACCCGAGGCATGTCGTGTTTGATGATGAGGGTGTAGCCACCACCAGTGCGTTTGTTCAAGTCTGCACCTTTGTGGACGACTACGCCGTCTGCTGGTGCGTAGATAGGACCATGGTAAGCGACGTCCACTCCCCGGTGGTGTTTTTGCTTCCCAGTGATGGGGTGGGTACGCATGCCCCACGGTGACCTGATGTGTTCGCCTCGTGGCCAGGGTCGGTGCAGTCTCACTCTGCAACCACCCATTCACCCACAGACTCATCCCAGGTGTAAGCCTGCCCGTCATCCGGCATATCCACCGGGGCAACCCACAGACAAGTCGCCTCGTCCAACACCCACGAATCAAACGGTTTGGGTGGAATAAACGCATCCCGGTCAGGGTCGTATTGATATCCCAGCCCGGCGTAGTTTTTTCTCAACGCTTTGGACTGGTCGTCGGACGGTTCACCCGTCGCCGGGTCATAGTGGACACCGCCCCGCGTATTGTAGGAAGTCTGCTTATAAGTGTCGCCGGTGCGGGCAGTTAGTTCAGCCTCAAGCCCGTCGTCCTCCTGCCGTCCAACAGTCACAAAGACCACGACATTATTCTCATCTAGTTTGGCAAAGTGGCTCATCCGATAGTCACCGTTTCTGAAGTCGTAGAAGTAGCAGTCACAGTGTAAACATCGTTCGAGCCGACAGTGCTAGAGGTCTGAGTGACACCACCTGAGAATGAT